TCACCGGAATGGCGTCTCGAACGCAGCGAGTGCGGCGCGTCCGGCCCGGCAGAGGCTCCGGTTGAAGATCCAGCCTATCGCATATTTCTCTTCCGGCGCCAGCGCGCATTCGAGCACCCCGCCAACATCATCATCGATGCCGTCAAGAACGCTGACGATGCGTGGGTCATGGACCCTTATGAGGCGACATGAGCGAAAAAACGCTTGAAGACGTTTACAGAGAAGGTTTGCACGCATTTGGATCCCTAGACTGGCAATGCCCGTATGAGGAGGGGACCGAAGCGTACATCAAGTGGCGCGAAGGCTTCTCAACGGCAGAAGAGCGGTTTGATCGACGGGTTGAAGAGCGAAAGGAATTAGAGCAGATCGAATGGGAAGACTCTCCTGAAGGCAAGCTCCATGCCAAGATGGATGAAGTTCTCACTGAACTGAAAGCCATTCACGCGCTGCTGCGGATCAAGGGTACACAGTGAATTTTGTCGATGTTTGCGGAACACCTGGTGTTGGAAAGTCCACCCTCTGTGACCACTTCCATCATCACCGATGGCCTGACTGGGATGGCCTGCCGCCACCGAAAGAATGGAAGGACTTCCTTGCCGAGGTCAACCGTCTTGTAGCGCTGGTGAAAGACCACAAGAACTGCTTCGGTCAACCTACACTGCAAGCCGTCATCCGTATGAACGAACGCTCACTGAAGAAAATGGCGACCGTCACCCGGATCAACGACACGAAGCCCTACATCCAGACAGGCTTTGTCCAGCGCGGCTTGGGGTTTGGCTGGCGTCTCGTCGACATGGGAGCCGATCTGAGAGAGACGAGGCGCTTTTATGAATTGATGCCAGTCTCGATCGGCGTTGCGTTCCTGAAAGCCAGCCTGACAACGATATTCGAGCGCAACGAGGCGCGGGAGAAGGTTGCTGCCACTCAGCATGAAAACAGGTCGTTTCAAGTCCCGCTCATGATCCCAGCCATCGAATACGCCAAGGAAGTTCTCGCTGCCCGCGGCGTCCCGATGATAGAGATCGATGTTGAGCACCAGTCACCAAACGAATCCCGTAGGCAGCTACTCGCATTTGCCGACGAGACAGCTTGTCTCGAAGCGTAGAGCGGATATTGCAGTCAAATATCGATTTTTTCGTCATTTGGCGATGGGTGATGACCCAAAGTCAGAAGAGCTTTATCGCTGGCACCTGACCGCCCGCAAAGCCGCAAACGCAAAGATCAATCTGGGGATGGACAGTAAATCCGGCACTGACCAGTATGTTGCTGACTGCCGAAATCTGCTAATATCAATGGTGAATAAGGGATTTGATCTCGCTCATGCCATTCCGATTGATCCTGATGGAGAGCTTCTCGGAGGCGCTCACCGGCTTGCTTGCGCTCTCGCACTTGGTATTGATCTTGTCCCGGTGACGAGGCAACCACAATATGTGTGGGCTCCGGCTTGGAATGCAGACTGGTTCGCCGCCAACAGCATGAACGAAGCCGACATCCACCGTCTCGAACAGGATTGGAAACTCATCAATGCCTGACGACACATTCGATACCGATGAACGTTTGAAACGTCTTGAAGAGCGCGTCGCCAAGCTGGAAGCCTCTGTTCCTCGACCGTATTCGATCATAGCGTGCGATTGGCCGGGGAAGACAAAGTTTTTCAGAAAAAACCTGACGCTCGCTGAATGTCAGTTTTTCTATAAAGATCTCATGAAGCGAAGGTTTAGGGCTGAAGACGAGGAAGTTTCGCATCCGGACGATGAATTCTGGGAAATTGAAGGCGTATTCGGGCCGCAAGGGGACTGCACTGAGGAGTTTCTTCGCTGGCATGTTTTAAGCGCCGCGAGCAATGAATATGTGACAGCCGCAATGAAAGAGATAGCTGGTGTCTGACATTACCAAAATAGCCGCCGCATGCGCCAATCGCATATTCGACCGCATGGAACTCTGCCGAGGCTCCGCCATTCTAAAATCAGATATCGAGCGCGAAGTCGAGATGGCGCTCAAGGAATACATCAGCGAGCCATTCAGGTTAAAGCCCGGCGATATTCGTATGCTAACGCCAGAAGAAATAGCTGATCTTCCGGGATGGCCAAATGATATTGTTCAGGAATTGGATTGCGAGTCGCGCATCACCCCAAAACAAGCAGAAGAACGCGGCATTTCCATGGGCGCTGCTGGCTATATCTGGGTCGATAATGTGGAGCCCGGCACTATCATTGGCAATGATGACGGAGAGACAACCCGCATCTGGAACGGCATCAATTGGGTTGATGATATGCCGCCACTCTGGATCATTGATGAAGATGGAGCGCGCCTATTCGAGCCCGCACTGAAGCCCATCGACGGCATGTACGTCGATCCGCCAGTAACTTGGCTAGATCCGCAAACAGGCGACTTCCACAGCTTTTCCACGTTGAAAGACGCTACCGACTATCTAGAGGCAAAGTTCCAGAAAAGTCTCAACGATGCCAACTCCTAAGCCCAACCTCACCATAAAGCAGGAGAAGTTCTGCCTAGCCTACATCGAAACTGGTAATGCGAGTGAAGCATATCGGCGTGCTTATGACTGTAAAAAGATGTCCGCTAATGCAATTGCCGTGAATGCATCACGGTTGATGGATAACACTAAGGTCGCACTAAGGGTAGCTGAATTGCAAGCCAATCTCCAGAAGCGACACGAAGTAACTGTCGATCGCATCATCAGCGAACTTGCATTACTCGGCTTCTCCAACATGCTCGATTACATGCAGCCGCAGGATGACGGCACGGCTTACGTCGATCTCTCAAAGTTGACACGCGAGCAGGCCGCTGCGATTAGTGAGGTCACAGTCGAGAGCTACATGGAAGGTCACGGAGAAGATGCGCGTCCGGTGAAGAAAGTGAAATTCAAGCTCACCGACAAGCGCTCGGCACTTGTTGATCTTGGCAAGCACTTCGGCATGTTCAAGGACATTCACGAAGTCAGCGGGAAGAATGGCGGTCCGATAGAGATCGCTGAAATGTCCGAGAAAGAACGCGCGCGCCGCATCGCCATGATACTCAGCAAGGCTACTCGTCCGAACGGACATGCAAACGGGCACGCCGATCCTGCATGAATCATGCATCTGAGCTGATTGAACAGCTCGTTGGGATTGCCAGCAGTCTTCCGCCGGAGGAACTGAAGAAGCTCGATGAAGCGATCCTGCATGAAACCAAGCACATGCGCTGGGTCGCCAACCCCGGGCCGCAATCAGAAGCGTATTTCAGTGAAGCTGATGAGCTATTTTATGGCGGGCAAGCAGGCGGAGGCAAGACTGATCTTGTCATCGGATTGTCGCTTACAGACCATAGACGCTCTCTCGTGCTTCGCCGGACTAACAAGGAAGCCTCCAAGCTTGTAGAGCGCTATATCGAAGTGCTCGGCTCGCGCAATGGATGGAATGGACAAGATCACGTCTGGCATATAGATAGCCGCGTCATTGATATTTCAGGCTGTCAGCACGAGGACGACAAGCAGAAGTTCAAAGGCACGCCGCACGATTTCATCGGCTTCGATGAGATATCGGACTTCACCGAAACACAGTACCGCTTCATCATAGGCTGGAACCGGTCAAGCGACAAGAAGCAACGATGCCGCGTGGTTGTTGCCGGAAATCCACCAACTGATCCCGAAGGCCTTTGGGTGCTGAAATACTGGGCTCCATGGGTCGATCCGCATCATCCAAACCCTGCAAAGCCAGGCGAGTTGCGCTGGTTCACGACGATCAACGGCGAGGATGCGGAGGTTGACGGTCCGGGTCCGCATTTGATCGACGGCGAGGAGATCATGGCGCGCTCGCGCACGTTCATCCCCGCCGAGCTTGCGGACAACCCTGATCTGTCCGAGACCAATTACGCATCTGTCCTCGCCGCGCTGCCTGCTGAACTGCGCGCTGCCTACAAGGATGGACGCTTCGACGCTGCGATCAAGGACAATCCGTTCCAGGTCATTCCGATGGCCTGGATACTCGCCGCGCAGGAACGCTGGAAACCCGATGGCTTTCAGAAATTCCTGATGACGGCGATGGCGTTTGACCCGGCCGGCGGCGGATCTGACGCTGAAGAGCTTATCTGGCGTCATGGCGGGTGGTTCGCCGAACCAGTGACAGCCAAGGGCGTCGAGACAAAAGACGGTTCACGAGCTGCTGGTGTCATCGTAGCGCATCGCCGGGCGAATGCACCTGTGGTTGTCGATGTCGGCGGCGGCTACGGCGGCGCGGTCATTCAGCGTCTCGATGACAATGAGATCCCGCATCACGGCTTCAACGGCGCCAGAAAATCCATGGCGAAGACGAAGGACGGCAAGCTCGGCTTTTACAACAAGCGCGCCGAAGTCTGGTGGCGCATGCGCGAAGAGCTTGATCCCGATCAGGAAGGTGGATCGGTGATTGCTCTGCCTCCAGGCGCTGAAGTCCGCGCTGATCTCGCTGCGCCGCAATGGAAGCTGACGACGCAAGGCATTCAGATCGAGTCGAAGGACGATATACGCAAGCGCCTCGGCCGATCAACAGGCAAGGGCGACGTTGTGGTCATGTGCCTCGTTGAGGGCCAGTCCGTCATCACGCGCGAACTGCACAAAGCTTCCCGCGCCGCAAAGCGCGCCCCGAAAGTCATAACATCTCAAACCCGCAGGAGACACTGAATTGACCAGTTTGTTCAAGGCCCCGAAAGCCCCCGAACCACCGAAGCCCGTTCGCATGCCGACGGCGACCGATCCCGACGTCGAGGCAGCATCCCGCCGCACACGCGAATCCGCACTCAAACGCAAAGGCCGACTGTCCACGATCCTGACTGACCAGACCAGCAGCGTCGTTGGCTCCAGCGGGCAGAAGCTGGGCGCGTAGGCAAATCCATATGGATCAACGCGCTCGCAACGTCCTCCAGATGGGGGACCGCCTGTTCAACCGCGGCAGTGTCATGGAACTATGGCAGGAGCTGGCGCTGAACTTCTATCCAAAACGCGCGATATTCACCGAAAAGCGCGATGACGGGGAAGAGTATTCAGACCATCTCTATTCGTCATATCCGCCGCTCGCTCGGCGCGAACTCGGCAACATGATCGACGAATTCCTGTTCCCTGACAAGTTCTTTTCGATCCATGTGGATGATGAGGATCTTGACGAGGAAGACGGAAACCGCCGGTTCCTGGAGCATCTGACCGGCATTCAGATGCGCGCCATGACGGATCAGAGCGCCAACCTGATCGGAGCCAGGACGCAGACCAACCACGACCTGATCACCTTCGGCAATGGCGCCATCAAATATGGCCTCAACGTCAATGGCGATGGTCTCCTGTTCCGCAATTATCACCTCAAGGATTGCGCCTGGTCGGAAAATGCTGAAGGCAAGATCGATTGCTTTCACCGTAACTGGATGCCGACAGCGAGGCAATTGAAACATCACTTCCGCGACAAGGTGTCGAAGGAAGTCGATAAGGCGATGGAGAAGGATCAGGAGAAGGAGTTCGAGTGCCGTCACGTCGTCCTGCCGTCACGGCTGTATGACTACAAGTCGAAGAGCGGCAAGCGCTTTCCTTTCGTTTCGCTTTATGTGGAAAGGGCGACGGAAACCGTTCTCGAAGAAGTCGGGCTGAACTATTTCTGCTATGTTGTCCCGCGGTGGCAGACGGTTTACGGCTCCGGCCTCGGCACATCGATGGTGACGGATATCGCGCTTCCAGACGGACGCACCATCCAGGTCGTCATGCGCACGTTGCGCGAGGCCGGCGAAAGCTACGTCAATCCGCCGCTGATCGCCATCGGCGACGCCATCCGCAATGATATCGCGCTCTATCCTGGCGGCATCACCATTGCCGATATCGAATATGATGAGCGTCTCGGCGAGGTGCTCCGGCCGATCTCCCAGAACTCAACCGGGTTCCCGATCGGGATGGAGATCGCCACCGCGCTGAAGGAAGATATCCGCAACGCGTTCTTCCTCGACAAGATCCAGCTTCCTGAAATCACGCATCAGATGACGGCAACGGAAGTCCGTCGGCGCATTCAGGAGCATATCCGGGCGGCGTCGCCGATTTCCAAGCCGATCCAGAAGGAATACCTGCATCCGCTGTGCGACGGCGTATTCAACCTGCTGATGGCGGAAGGCGCGTTCCCGATCGACATGATGCCGGAAGCTTTGCAGGAGCATGACATCAAGTTCAAGTTCCGCTCGCCGCTTGATGAACTGGCCGAGCAGAACGAGGCGGATATCTATCTGGACGTCCGCGATACGATCTGGGCTCCGGCGGTACAGATGGACCCGTCTCTGGCCGAAGTCGTCGACATGGAGAAGGCCACACGAGACGCCATGCGCTCGAAGGGGTGGAAAGCTGACTGGTTCAAGCCGAAGGAAGCCGTCATGGAACGGCGGGCGCAGATGGAACAGGAAGCCCAGGCCGCGAAGGTAATGGAAGATATCGCTGCCGCC